GAGTACTACACTCTTCCGTTCGAGCAAATCGCTTCACCCAGCGGCATCAAGGGCATCGAGAAGTACCGCAGCTCTTCTTCTATCTTTATCGACGGCACACCCATGCACGTCAAGGCCGCACTCATGTTCAACAACTTGATCAAGAAGAATGGTCTCAAGAATATCCAGCCGATTAAGAACGGTGATAAGATCAAAGTTGTCTATCTCAAGACTCCTAATCCTATTCACAACAACGCCATCGCGGCTCCAGACGTCTTGCCGGCTGAGTTTGGTCTTGAGAAATATATAGACCGCGAGAAGCAGTTTGCCAAGACTTTCTTGGATCCGCTAACTAACATCACCAACACCATCGGGTGGGAGACTGAGAAGAAAGTAACTCTCGACTCATTCTTCTAACAAAGTAGTTTACAAATATACATAAATGTGATATACTAATAATACATGACAATCAAACGGAGAATATAATGTCGCTGAAGGATAAGCTGATTAAGAACTCAACTATTGAGATGACTTCAACTCTCACTGATAGTAAGATCTATACTAAGAAAGACGTGATTACGACTCCTGTCCCGATGATTAACGTGGCACTGAGTGGAACTGTAGATGGTGGTATCACTCCAGGACTTACCATGTTGGCCGGACCGAGCAAGCACTTTAAGACTGGCTTTGCACTGCTGATGGCTTCTGCATTCCTTAAGAAGTATAAAGACGGCGTGGTACTTTTCTATGACTCTGAGTTTGGTACGCCTCAGTCTTACTTCAACGCATTTGGTATTCCATTCGACAGCGTGGTCCATACTCCGATCACTGACATCGAGGAGTTGAAGTTCGACATCATGCAGCAGATCAATACGCTTGACCGCAAGGATCAGGTAATGATCGTGATCGACTCGATCGGTAACTTGGCTTCCAAGAAAGAAGTTGACGACGCACTAGATGGTAAGTCAGTCGCCGACATGTCGCGTGCCAAGCAGCTCAAGAGCCTGTTCCGCATGGTGACTCCACACTTGACGCTCAAGGACATTCCAATGATCGTCATCAACCACACCTACAAAGAGATTGGTCTCTATCCAAAAGACATCGTCGGCGGTGGTACTGGTTCTTACTATGGCTCGGACAATATCTGGATCCTTGGTCGTCAGCAGGACAAAGACGACAAGGAGATCAAAGGCTATCACTTCGTCATCAACGTTGAGAAGTCTCGCTACGTTCGCGAGAAGTCTAAGATCCCGATCACCATCTCATACGAAGGCGGGATCAATCGCTGGTCAGGTCTGCTTGACGTCGCTATCGACGGCGGCTACATCGTCAAGCCTAAGGCTGGTTGGTACGCCACGGTTAACCAAGATACCGGCGAGGTCAACACTCCAAGCATGCGGGCCGGCGACATCGTCGATAACAAAGACTTCTGGATCAAGATGTTCCAAGAGACTGACTTGGCAGACCATATCGAGAAGAAGTACAAGATGTCGATGGGTCCAATCATGGATGAAGAGGAGGTTGAGGAATGAGACCTCAACCAAGCTGGACCAAGTACGAGTATGAATACGAAGGGGAATCATGTCAGTCGAGAAACTTATTTTCAGCAATCTGGTCTACAATGAAGACTATGGCCGCAAAGCTATTCCGTTTCTGAGAGAGGAGTACTTTCACAATGTTGCCGATCGGACAGTCTTTGGACTCATGCATGAGTACGTCGAGAAGTACAACAGCTTTCCTTCAAAGGAAGCGCTCGGAATTGACCTTGCCAACAAGTCTCTTGGTCAACAGACTTTCAACGAGGCCAAAGAAGTCATTGAGAGTCTCTCGGCCGAAGAGACAAAGCTTGATTGGCTCCTCGACCAGACTGAGAAGTTCTGCCAAGAAAAAGCGATCTATAATGGGATTATGCAATCGATCCAGATCTTGGATGACAAGACTGGTGAACGTGCTAAGGGTTCGATCCCAAAGATCTTATCAGACGCATTGGGAGTGTCGTTTGATACTAGCATCGGCCATGACTTTCTCGAAGATTCCAACACGCGCTTTGAGTTCTACCACACTAAAGAAGTCCGTATTCCGTTCGATATGGACTACTTTAACAAGATTACCGGCGGCGGTCTACCGCGTAAGACTCTTAACATAGCCTTAGCGGGCACCGGAGTCGGTAAGTCTCTGTTCATGTGTCACTGCGCATCGGCCAACCTACTTGGCGGTCTCAACGTGCTCTACATTACACTGGAGATGTCCGAGGAAAAGATTGCCGAGCGCATCGACGCCAACTTGCTCGATATTCCTATGAGTGAGCTTGGTACCATTCCAAAAGACATGTATGAGCGCCGCGTTGCCAAGCTCAAGTCTAAAGCCAAGGGTAAGCTGATCATCAAGGAATACCCAACAGCCTGCGCGGGATCGGGTAACTTCAGGCATCTTCTCAACGAGCTCAAGCTCAAGAAGAACTTCATTCCCGACGTTATCTATATCGACTACCTCAACATCTGCATGTCAAGCCGTCTCAAGGCTGGCAACAACATCAACTCATACACCTACGTTAAGGCGATTGCAGAAGAGCTTCGCGGTCTAGCTGTCGAGTTTAACGTGCCAGTTATCTCAGCTACTCAAACTACTCGCTCTGGCTACTCGTCAAGCGACGTTGGTCTTGAGGATACGTCTGAGTCGTTCGGCCTGCCTGCTACAGCTGACTTGATGTTTGCTCTTATCGCTACGGACGAGCTGGCTGAGCAGAACCAGATCATGGTCAAGCAGCTTAAGAATCGCTTCTCGGATCCAGCATCTATTCGCAAGTTTATTGTTGGGATTGATAAGACTAAGATGAGGCTGTTCGACGTTGAGCAGAAAGAGCAGGAAGGATTGACCGATGGTCCGTTGATGGACAAGACTAAGTTTGGCACTGAAGATAGAGAGCGTAGCAAAAAGGCTGGTAAGTTTGACCGGACTAAACTTGAAGGATTTAGTTAATGAAATACAAGCTTGTTCAAATTGAAGGTATGTGGAGCGTAGTTGAGCAGAGCACCGATCACGTGATCGTTACTTTGAAAGACAAAGACGAGGCTAAGAAGATCATGCGGAACCTTAACTTTGGAGCTGTATTCGACGGTTGGACACCTGCTTTTTTCTTAAAAAAGTTTTATGCTATCAACTAAAAAATCATCAGTATCATATAAATAGATTCTAGAAATGGTATGTATTGCTACTGCAGAGCAAGAGGCAAGATGTAAAAGTCAGGAAGAGTCGAGACGCATGGTGGGGTTCCACTCGACCATACCAATCTAGAACTGAGGGGGACGAGTCTATGGGCTCGTCCCTTTTTCTATTTTATAAATATAAAAAACCCTGTTATAAGAGGTATCGATGTATAGCTTCAGAGAATATTTAATTGAGAGAGGTCCCATAGCATCTCGAGGTACACTATCTTCTAAAGTTGATAGTAAAAGAGGTACTTACGATCATAAAGTTTACTATGGTCCAGAAGCTATGGATAAACATGGAAATGACTGGACTCTTTCGGCAGATCATAAAAAATCTGGTTTACAAGCCGGTGACGTAGTAAGACTCAGCGGTGTTAAGAATATTAATGGAGACTGGCACGGTATTCATCATGACGATGCTGGTAATGAACACCACATACCAATGAGCAAGTTCTATAAACCGACCGGCGGAAGAGTCGGTAAAGACCAAGAAGCGGCAGAAGCCGATCAGATGAACAATATTCAAGACGCAATCAATAAAGCAAAAGGCAACGCTCCTTATATGAGACTCCACATTGGTGGTGGTAAGTTTGTAAATGTTGCCGGTGCACAGCGTGTTACTAAAGAAATTGCAAATCAGTATGGGCACAGAGGTGCAAAGCCAAAAGCTGACATGTTCTTACATGATGAACATGGCAATCCGGTATCATGGCATTCATTGAAAGCTGCAGGTGGTTTCCAGCAGCTCGGAGGTCTTCAAGATCACGAAGTCAATGGCAAGGATCATCCGGTACTAGATAAAATTGCTGGCATGTTTAGAAAGCATAAAAATAATCAAGGATACGATACGGTACCAGAAGGCTTGATATACCATCACGACTTAGACGACAGTGATCCCGAGCAAAGAAAGATTGTTCACAGAGCCATGTATGGTAAAGATCACGGCAGTAATTATGGAGTCAATAACGTGCACTCCGTTATTCAAGGATCGATGCATTTCATGCCGGCTGCAGTCTCAGATCCAGAAGGCAGGAATCATAAAGGTATTCCTACCATGGATCTCCATCCTCTTACTCACCAGCATGTAAATACAAATGACGATCGCTCTGAAATGATTCCATCTAAAGTAGTTGTCAGAAGAGATAGAGATACGGATCAAAAAGGATCCGGCGGACGCATCATGATTATCTCAAAAGGTAATCATCAGTATAGAAACAGTATTCCAGTCACATCTTCACAAGGTGTTAAAAAAGATTTATTTAATCATGCTAAGAAACTGGAAGCTGATGCTATCGCAAGAAAGCAACAGAGAGAACTAGATAAACAACAGAGACTCGCTGCAAAGAAAGCTGCGCCTCCTCCGGAAGTTAATATGCCTCCGGCTCCGGCAGCACCTAAAGCAAAAAAAGTTAAACAGCCAGTTACCAGCGAAGGCCATGGAGAACATGGTGGAAATGATTTTTACGGACCTAGCGAGAAGTCACAATGAAAAGCTTTTATCAGTACTTATTAGAAGAAGTAAACGAAGACAAGCTTAAGCACTTACAGCATGTCAATAGACTTCACATCACAGGCGGTCACGACGGCGTGGCGCGATCAGTCAACTCACTTGAAGCGACTGCTAAACATCTTACCGGACAAGAGACTCCAGGACACCATTTTAAGACTAAAGTTGACGGCGCGCCAGCGGTTGTGGCTGGCTATCATCCTGAAACCGGCGAGCGTTTTATCGGCAGTAAGTCAGTCTTTAATAAAGATCCCAAGTTAAACTTTACACATGAAGACATTGACCGCAATCACGGCCATGCACCTGGATTAGCAGCAAAGCTTCATGACTTACTAGATAATGTTCATAAGGTTCTTCCGGATCGCAAGAGCGTCGGAGGCAGGTTTCCCGATCAAGTTTGGCAAGGAGACTTCACTCACTCCGGTAAGAAAGATATTCAAGTTGAGCATGGTCAAGTAAAGTACCAGCCAAACACCGTTGAGTATTCTCATGATAGGAACTCGGCTGAGGGTAAGAAAGCTCTCGCTGCAAAGATCGGTCTTGCCATGCATACCCGCTATAAGGGAAATGATCTGGCAAGCATGGTTGCTACACCAGACGTTAGAGACTCTGACTTCAAGTCACACCCTGATGTCGATATGATGAGCACAGACTTTAAGCCGAATCCGGATCACTTTACACCGGAAGATCAAAGAGAGTTTCACGCACATAAAGAGCTGGCTAGAAAGACATATGCATCAATGAAGCCTGAAGCTCTCGATGCTATCGGCGGCCACGCCATTCCTGTCGAGACTTACTTGAATGGTATCATTAGAAGAAATGCGACCAGGGATCCAAGGTCTAAACCAGAAGAAGCATCGGTAGACGGTTACATCCAGCACTTGACCGGCGCAGCCCAAAAAGATATGGATAAGGTTAAGACTCAGGCTGCTAAAGATAAAAGATCTGCTGCCCTCAATGACCAGCTACAGTATGTTCACCAGAATCGTGAGCACTTCCAAAAAGGAATGGATCTCGATAAGCATCTTGCTAATGCTAAGAACGTTCTCGTAAGAGTAATGGATAGAGGTAAGACGGCGGGAACCAGCATCGGTGGAATCGCTACCGGTCACGAAGGCTACGTTCACACAGATGATCAAGGTAACATGCAGAAGTTGGTAGATCAAAGCCCACC